CTAACCATTTGTGTGGAATGCCAGGAAATATAAAAACAACTTTAAATCTATTAGGTCTCGCAAAATCTTTAAATGTATTAGTAAATTTTGTTATCTCATCAATCATTTAAATTACATCCTCAAAAAAAGAATATTTAAAGTTTACAGTGAAAGTTTCTTGTGAACTCTCATTATCCATATTTAAATCAACTTCTGATAATGAAATTGGAATTACATTGTGAAATTTCCAACCAGCAGTTATTTCTCCTTGTCTTCCTAAATGGTAAATATACATTCCTGCTTTAGAATATGTTATAAAATCTGTTTTATGAGTGTCTGGATAAGTTTGAATTTTTTTAAACCACTTTTCCATAAATTTCCTTATTTTTAACTCATAATCATTTACAAAAGTCATCACAACTTCATTGAAAACATGGTCAGAAGAAACGGGAATTGTGTTACCATATTTATGAACTTCAATTGCAGGATAACTCAAAGCAGGTAAAGTTACACTTTTAATGTAATAAGATATATGTTCAGGAATATATAAACCTAAATACTCAAGTCCAAAAAAATCAACACGAAATCGATTAGGTCTTGCTATATCTTTAATAACAGATTTAAAATTTTCTAAATCAATAAAACTCATTTACAATAACCATCTCGCATTTAAAATATTATTTATCTCTTCAACAATTTCTCCATCATCTATAAAAGCAGTTGGAATTTCTATGTTTCTTTTTTTATTTATATTTGTTGTTTGTAATTGAAAATTTTTATTTTCAGGAATATCTTTATATTCTTTTACTTGTAAAAAGAAAATACTTGCTAATAAACTCATAACAGCATCGTCATAATGTCCTTCTGTTGCAGCATATCGTCCATTCCCTTTTTTTACAAATGTTGATAATTCAAAAATAGTTTCATAATCAACTAAAATTAATTGTTTATTTACAATTAATGATTTTAGTTTATTAACTCCAATAATTTTTGTTCTTTTGGTTGTTCTAAAACCAGGAACACCTGGTTTTTCAAAATATATATTTTCATACTCAAAATCTTGCCAAAGACTTCTTGCGATTTCTATTCCAATATCATTATTTTCTATAAAAACTAAAGCAGTGTTATAATATTTTCCTAAAATGTATAAAACTTCTGGAGAGTTAAAATAATCAAATTCATTTATAACAAAAAAATGGGCAACTTGTTTTAGTGGATATTGTGTAATATCTAAAACTTGAATTGAAATAGCATCAGAAGGATTATCTTTTGATTTTTGCATTCTTGATGTGTCAACTCCAATGGAATAAATATGATGTGGTTTTGGTTTTTCATAAATTGATAAATATTTTGCAAAATCAGGATTTTCAAATTTTGATTTTATTTCTTCAATATATTCAATTTTTGGGTCTTCGTATTCAAGTTCATTCATAACATTTACAGGGATTAGTGCATCAGTTGAAGAAGCATTCGGGATACATTCATATTCTTCCATAAACCGTTCAAGTCCAATTGTTCCAATTGTGTCTTGTTTCCACTTCTCATCTCTTTCAGGAACTTGATACCACATTACTTTAGTTGGAACAAAAGCATTTTTACCTTTTTCAGCATCTCTATACATTTTCCAAAAGTGGTTTTTTCCTTTTAATGTTGAAACAATAATTATTTTTGATTGTTTAGAAGATGAAATAACAGGAAATGTTGATGAAACAAACTCATTATAAATATTTGGCATTACAAAAGCAAACTCATCGAGAATTAATACATTTATAGACATACCTCTTAAAGCACTTGAAGATGTTGAACTTGCTAAAATTTTTGAACCATTTTCAAAAGTAATTGATTTTTGATTATAACTTGTAACTCCTTGTTTTAACCAATTTGGTAATTCTTCATATGCTAATCGTATTCTTCCTAAAATTTCAATAGCAGTTTCTAATTTATTTCCAAGAATAGCAACAGTTTTGTCTTCATTGAAAAGTGCATACCAAAGGGCAAAAATAGTGTAAACAGTTGTTTTACCAATCTGTCTTGAAGCAAGAACAATATTAAATCGGTGATTAATAAATTTTTTTAACAAATCTTTTTGATAATCTCTTAATTGAATTTTTATTCTTCCTTTATCCAAATGGCGAATGTAAAAGTAATTTTCAGCAAAATAAATTATATCTTGAGAACATTTAATATATTCTTCAATATGTTCTTTTGTTAAAGGTAATTTGCAACCTGCAGGTTTTACATTTTCATTCCCATCGAATTGTATTTTTCTACCAGTTACATCGTATTCAAAATCAATTAATGTGTTAGTGTTTTTCATTTTTTAATTTTGAAATTTCCTTATCTAAAATTTTTTCAAAAACAACAAGTGATTTATTTGTTATGTTATCCACTTGAGAAATTGAAATTTGTTTATTTAAATGAGAAGCAATTAGAATTTTTGTTAATTCTTTTTGAGAAGGAATAAAAACTAATCCTGTTGCTAATAAAATGTAAATTGGAACAATTTTTTTATTAAAATTTTTAATTTCTTTTAAAACTTGTTTTTTTATTTCTTCCTTTTTTTGTTTTTCTTCAGGAACAATATCATATTTCATAAAAGAATCCATTTCATAATATTCACTTATGAGATTTACATTTTTTACAATAAAGAAAATTGTAAAAATTAAGAAAAATAAAAAATAAAGAAAATGTAAATGTGGATAAATTGTAAAGAAAAAATACCATTTTAGCATTTTAGTTCTCCTTTCTTTCTTTTTTTCTTTTTTATTTAAACAAAAAAAGGGTTTTGCAGGATAAACCCACAAAACCCTTTTTAAATTCAAATTTTGTTTTATTTTTTAAGCAACTATTTTGATTATTGGTTTTACACTATTAGCAAATGTAACTGTTAGTGTATTTTCGTCAGTTGCAACAATGCTTTCAGGAATAATTACATTATTGTCAGCACTATCATAAACAGTTACAACAACAAATTGATGTCCAAGATTGTGTGTTATTGTAAAAGATGTTCCTGCAGCACTTGCAGTGTATAAATATCTTTTTCCAGCATTTGTTATAGCAGTGTCAAAAGATTCTAATACTGCTTGAACTTGTGTCGCACCTGGTGCATTTGTAAATGAACCAGAAACACCAACAAGTGAAGCACCTTTATTTGCTTCTGTGCTTGCTAAATCACTTTCAAAAGCACTTAAATTATCTGCATTTGTTTTTACTTGTGTGTCAAGTAATTCAATAGCATTTTTGATTGAAGTTGCACTATCAACATAATTTGTTCCAGAGAAAGAAGCAAATGTGCCATCTTCATTTAGTCCAACAGCATTTTCTATGTTGTCAACTTCTGCTTGAAGATTTCCTGTTGTTGTTGAAATAGAGTTTTTAAATTCATCAGAAATTTTTAAACCATTTGAAGAAAGAACTAAATCATTTCCATCAAGTTTAATTGCTAATTGAGATTCGCTACCAGTGGATTCTTCACCTGTTGTTGGGTCAACAAGATGTAAACCACCACCAGCATATAAATCAAGACCCACTTCATCAGTTGGAAGTTCAACAATACCAGCACCTAATTGAACATAGATGGTATTTCCATCTTTTTTCAATCCTGTTCCTGCTATTACTTCACCTAATCCAGTGAATTGAACAAAATCAAGTTTTGTTGTTCCAACAGTTATTGTTCCATCTGTTGTTAAAGTCCATCCAGTGTCGTGATAATTTGAACCTTCTTGAACAAACCAAGCATCTCCACTTGCTAATTCGTCATCTGCTCTTACAAGAGATGCTGTGTTGTTTGTTGTGTCAACTGATTGAACAACATAAACACCATTTTGTGTTTTATCACTTTGTCCAACAACAAGAACTCTATCACCTTCAGCAAGTGTTACACCATCAATTGTTATAGGTGCAGCACTTAAATCACTTATATTCTCACTTGCAAGAACTCTTACAGGTTGTTTCCAAGTAATACCAGAAACTTTAGCATCAACATACGCTTTTGTTGCAGCATCACTTGCATCTGTTGGTGCTTTTAGTCCTGTTACAGTTGCAACACCTTGAAAGTCAAGATTACCTGTTAGAGTATCACCTGCTTTGCTTACTTTGTTGTTTTGTAAATCAGTTATATCACTTGCATTTTGGGCGATATTGTCTGCGTTTGTTTTAACTTGTGTGTCAAGTTTTCCAATTGCAGTTACAAGAGAGTCGCCATTAGCAACATAATTTGTTGAACTATAAGTTATTGCACTTGCAGGACCTGCACTTCCAACAGCACTTTCAAGATTTGAAATTTTTGTTTCATTTGAATCAACTTTTGATGCTAATTCTTCAAGTGCTCCTTCAACTGTTGTGCTTGTAAAATGTGTTGTATCACTTATTCCTATAAGAGAAGCACCCTTGCCACTTTCAGTGCTTGCTAAATCTGTTTTTAATTGTTCTAATTCATCTGCAGTTGCAAGAACTTTTACATTTGTTCCATCAAAGTATTTTAATACTTTTTCAGATGTATTATACCAAAATTGTCCTGTGGCAGGAGATGTTGGGTCACTTGATAAACTATCAATTACTTGATTTTTGATTTGATTAAGTAAAAGGTCTAAATTTCCATATACTCTCATAAAATTTCCCTCCAAACAAAAATTTTTACTAAATTATTTAAGAAGATTTTACCCATTTTTATTTAAACTTTTTCTAATTTAAAGTAAGAATAATATATTTCTATATTAAAAGTAATTGGTTGGTCTTCACTTGTTGTTGAAAAAATTAAATCTGTAATGCTTGTTACCCAACAATCATAAAAAGATATTATAAAATTATAATTATTTTTATTTGTTGTTATTGCTAAAATTCCTGTAAAAGTTGAATCTTTCCATTCTTTAATTTCACCTGTTTCAGGATTTTTCATTTCTATTAATTCATTATATAATTCAATATAAGTTTTTAAATCTTCATCAACTAATAAAGTTAGCGAAAGTGGATTGAATGTAATAGCATCACCTGGTCTTGGAAATCGTTGAGAAACATGTGGAATGTCAATTTGACTTAAACTAAAACCTGGAATTCCACCTTCTTGAACAAAAAATGTAAATTTTTTTGAAACAGCAAAATCAAATGTAAAATTACTTGATTTAATCCAATCAAAATTTGCCAAACTATCCTCCTTTAAAAGAAAATTTTGTATGGGTGGTTTTCACTAATATCAACATTTGGAAATTGTTTTATTTTTTCAAATATTTCTAAATTATCAGGATTTTTTAACAAATGCTTATAATTTATTACATAAACTTTTTTACATAGATTTGATAATTTTTCATATCGTTTTAATGAACTTTCATTGAATTTATAATTATCAATTAAATAATAATCAATTAAAATATCTACATTTTTTAAATTTCCATTGTAATATTTTTCTAAAATTTCAATGTATTTATCTAAAATTGGGACAATTTCTTTTGTTACAAAAATTTGTAAAAATTCTCCATGTTTTTCTAATAGTTGATGAAAATAACACTTTTCAGTTGAAAAATAATCATTATAACAAAAATCAATGTTTTTACAGTTATTTTTAGTTTCTATTAAATCTTTGTAATTTTTACAATTAATATTAAAAGCAACTAAATTTAAAACTGATATTTCAAAATACTTAATCACATCACCTAAAATTTTATTATAAAGAAAATCTATTTGCTTTTCTTTATTTGAAATTTCTTTTATCTTTTCTTCAAAAAATTTCATTTTTTCTTTAAATAGTTTCATTTTTTCTTCTTCAATTTCATAAAAAATTGTTAAAACTTTTTTGCTAATATAAGGAAAATTACATAATTCATTGTTTCTATAAAAGATTTTTTCATCAATGTGTTGAGAGTATCCGTGAATTATTTTTTCAAATTCTTGTATTAATTCAATTAAAAAGAATTTATTTTTATGCAAATATTCTTTTAAAATTAATTCTTTACAATAACAAAGTCTGTTATCAAATAATTTATTTTTCTTTACATTAAAATAAATACTATCTATTAAATTTCCTTCTATCTTCATTTATGTTCTCCTTATCATTTAATCTTGAAAGATACATATTTTGTTTCTTTTCAAACATCTCTTCCATTTGTTTATCAACTGTTAGCATTCTTAAAAGTTCTAATACCACATTCATTTTTTCAATAAAAATTAGCATTTGATTATTAATTTCTTTTATATCTTCATTATTTTTGGCAACATCATTTAATAGATTTTCTTGTGATTTGATAATTTCTATTACACTATCACTCAATTCTTTCATTTTTTTATCAACCAAATCATTAAAAGTGTTAGAACAAGAAGCATTCATATTTTCTAAAAATTCATTTAGTTGTTTTGTTTCTTTATAATTTCTTTCAATTAAAGGGTATATTTCTTTTTTGTAATAACCTAATAAAAAAAGAACGAGTAAAATTAATAATGGAAATGAATTTATACTAAAAAATTCTTGGATAACATTAAAAAAATCCATTTTATATTTCACCAATCCTAAATTTTAATAAATAATCTTAAACAAATTCTTTAAATAAAATTGATTAGTTTATTCAAGTTTATTTAAATTATATGGAGGAAAAAATGGCAGATTTAACACTTGAAACTTTTAAATCAAGACTAAAGGATGTTGCTCGTCCAAATAGATTTATTGTTACATTAAACAATCCTGTTGGGATTTCACCTGAACAATTATCATTTTTTGTTAAAGCAAGTAAACTTCCTGGTGTAACAACTGCTGAAATTGAAATGAAATGGCAAGGTATGAAAACTTATTTTGCAGGTGACCCAACTTATGAAGAATGGAGTGTAACTGTTTACAATGATTATGATGGAATAGCAAGACAACTTGTTGAAAAATGGTATGATAAAATTATAAAAGTTCCTGATAACACAAGAGGAGCACCTGCAGATTATAGACAAGATTTACTTGTTGCACAATTGGGAAGAAAGGGTGAAACACTTGCACAATATAAAATAATTGGTGCTTTTCCAACTAATGTTGCAACAATCGAATTATCAATGGATAGTGAATCCACTGTTGAAGAATTTGAGATAACATTTAAATATGATTATTGGATAAGAATATAACAAAACTTTTTAATTAAAACAGATAAATAAAATTATTTTAAAAATGAAATTAAATTTTATTCAAATTCCATATGGAAGACCCATATGGAATAAGTTGAAATTTTATTTCAACATTTTAAGAAAAGTAGTCCACAATTCCTTTATTAAAAGGATAGTGGATAGAGGGTTTTTGTTCAATCCTGTGAATAAGATCTTTGTTTAAGATGAATTTTTTACAAACCTTTTTGTTGAAAAATTTTGTGATGATTTCAATAGAAAAGGGACACAAATTATATAATAAAAATTAACAAAGAAATGCCTTGGAGGAAATAATGGTAATTCCTAAAATATATTATAATGAAACAAAAGATGAGTGGGTTGTTGTTCATAATGAAACTGAATCTGGTGCAATTTGTTTTGGCGATTGTAAGAAAGGAAATTGTGCCGGTCCGTTACCTTGCAATAATACAGGAATATTTGGAGGTGGAGAAAAATCAAGTTATTTGCGTTCCATTGAATACATCATTATATCTACTCCTGGTAATGCTCATTTATTTGGAAATTTATATGAGGAAAGAACTGCATTAGCAGCAACTTCAAATGGGACAAATGACCGTGGAGTATTTGGTGGTGGAAAAAATGATACTTTACTTAATCTTTTAGATAAAATCATTGATTACATCACAATATCTACTCCTGGAGGTGCTAAATTTTTTGGAGAATTAGAACATGCAAGACAATTTTTGGCAGCAACATCCAATGGAACAAATGACCGTGGAGTATTTGGTGGTGGGATTTATAAAACATCAGGATTTATGTATAATTTTAGAACCATCATTGATTACATCACAATATCCACTCTTGGATCTGCAAGAGTGTTTGGAAATTTGAGTGTTATAAGAGATGCTCTTGGAGCAACTTCAAATGGGACAAATGACAGAGGTGTATTTGGAGGAGGACATAATATATCCAATGTTGATGTTTCTATTATTGATTATATCACTATATCAACTCCTGGAAATGCTACAAATTTTGGAAATTTGAGTAGATCAAGACAACTTTTAGCAGCAACATCCAACGGAACAAATAATAGGGGGGTATTTAGTGGTGGAAAACAAGGTCATACTATTTTATTTACTATTGATTATATTACAATATCCACTCCATCAAATGCTACAAAATTTGGAAATTTGAGTGTTGCAAGAAGAAGTCTTGCAGCAACTTCAAATGGAATAAATGATACAGGTGTATTTGGTGGTGGTGAACAAAATAATACTATTTTATCTACTATTGATTACATTACAATATCCACTCCATCAAATGCTACAAATTTTGGAAATTTAAGTGTTGCAAGAGAAAATTTAGCAGCAACTTCAAATGCATAGAAAAATTTTAATTTTTAAATAAAAATAAAAATTAGTGTTTTTATAAATTGTAAACATAAAAGGAGGAAACAAGTGGCAATTCCTAAAATTTATTATGATACAGTTAAAAAAAAATGGATTGTTGAAAATAAAGATGGAAATTTTGGTGTAATTTGTTTTGGAAATTGTAATAGTTTATCTACATCTAATGGGAGTGGGTTATTACCTGATGGAGAAATAGGAGTATTTGGTGGAGGTTCACAAAATTATTACAAAATTTATTTTATTATTGATTACATCACTATATCAACTCCTGGTAATGCTCAAAATTTTGGAAGTTTAACAGAACGAAAACGAGAATTAGCAGCAACATCCAATGGAACAAATAATAGGGGTGTATTTGGAGGAGGAACAAAAAATACATCTGGTTGGGATAATTATGATATTAGTGCTATTGATTACATTGTAATGTTCACACCTTGTGATGCTACAAATTTTGGAAATTTGAGTGTTGCGAGAGATGGTCTCGCAGCAACTTCAAATGGAATAAATGATAGAGGTGTATTTGGTGGTGGTGATAAAGGAGAAAAAATGTATGTTGACATCATGGACTACATCACTATTTCCACTCCTGGAAATGCTCAAAATTTTGGAAATTTAACTGTTGCAAGACAATTTTTAGCAGCAACATCCAACGGAAGATATGGTAGAGGAGTGTTTGGTGGTGGAGAGAGAGAAAAAAGAGAAAAAATTAAAATTATTGAATACATCACTATTTCCACTCCTGGTAATGCTAAAAATTTTGGAAATTTAACTGTTGCAAGATTAGGTTTAGCAGCAACTTCAAATGGGACACATAATAGGGGTGTATTTGGTGGAGCAAAAATAGATAATAAAATATCCACTATTGAATACATCACAATATCTACTCCTGGAGATGCTCAAAGTTTTGGAAATTTAACTGTTGCAAGAGAATATTTAGCAGCAACTTCAAATGGGACAAATGACCGTGGAGTATTTGGTGGTGGATCAATAAATTTTTCAGATAAAATTTATAATAATATTGATTATATTACAATTTCTACTCCTGGTAATGCTCAAAATTTTGGAAATTTAACTGTTGCAAGAGAAAATTTAGCAGCAACTTCAAATGGATAGAAAGGGGTTGAAATTTTGTATTCATTTAAAGAATTTTTATTAGAAGTTTCAAATACTCCACGACAAGGTCTTCAACAAATATCAAAGTTATCAATTCCTAAATTTGTTGAATTATTGAAAACTATTCAAACTGAATATAAAGGCATTTTATCTTCAGATAAATTAGAAATAAGAGAAAAAATAGATGGTTCTAATTTTAAATTTGGACTTGATGAGAATAATGAATTTTTTATTGAAACTGCATATTCAGGAATTGTTAAAGCAGGAGAATATATAAAAGTAATAAAACAAAAAAAGGGAATAGATGAAGTCCCTGATTTTGTAAAACATTTTAATGATTTATCTCTTTATTTGAAAAACAACAAAAAACTTTTTAATTTATTAAAAAAACAGAAAGAAGACAATAATTTATCATTTATAAAATATATCGGAGAAATCCTTTATAATCCACTTGGAAAAGAAATTGAAAATAGAATTAAATTTGTTGCAGTTGAATATGATAAATCTAAACTCGGGAATATAGCAACTTTTGTTCCAATTGATGTAATGGGAGATAAACCAATTGATAAAAACAAATTAATCAAAGAATTAATAAAAATTAGTGATAAAGATTTAAAAATTATTTCAAATTTGAGAACTGATTTAATAATTGATTTATCAACAGATATAAAAACATTCTTTAAAGAATTAGAAAAAAAAGCAAAAAATTGGGAAGAAATAATTAAAAGTAAGAAAAAGAAAGATGCTGAATTAAGAAAAATTTTGAGAGAATTTATTATTCAATTTCAAGAGTATATTGAGAATAGAATACATGAGTTAGTAAAAAAAGGAATTCTTGGAGATAATTTTGAAGGATTAGTTCTAAACATAAAAGGAAATTTATATAAAACACAAACAAAACATTTTATAGAAAATAAGAAAAAGTGGGAAAAGGTTTAGAAAATGGTTTCTTTTAAACAATTTCTTTTAGAAGGTGGAAATGCAGTTAAAGGAGTTACACGAATAAAAAAAGAATGTGTAAAACCAACTGTTGATTTTATTTACAATCAATTTCTTTCTAAATTGGGTATTTCTAAAAAGGATTTTGCTTTATTAGGTTCTGCAGGCAAAAAAGAAACTTCAGGTGATTTAGATATAGCAATTTTTTATCCACCAATCGTTTCTAAACATAAATTAGAACATTTAAGTGATGTTTATCAATTTCTTTTAGATAAAGCAAAGAAAATATTTCCAGAAGTAAAATTTATGAAAGGAATTGGATTAATATCAGTTAAATGTCCAATTCAATGTAAAGAACAAGAAAATGAGTTTGTTCAAGTTGACTTTATGTTAACTGATGATTTAAATTTTACAACTTGGATGTATTTCGGACCTGCACCAACTGAATCTAAATACAAAGGACTTTATAGAAATATTTTACTTTTTGCTATAGCAAAAGAAGTTTCTTATAAGATTAAAAAAGAAAAAGATAATATACCAATTGAATATGAACGATGGATATTATCATTAGATAAAGGATTAAAGAAAACAACTTATTCAAGACAAGGAAGAACAAAATTATTAAAAACTGCTAAAAAAATAAGTGAAGAAATAATAACTAAAAATCCTGATGAAATTGTGAAGTTATTATTAGGTGATGATTTTAAAGCAACTGATATTATGACTTTTGAATCTCTTTGGAAAGCAATTCATTCTTCAAAATTTAAGTATAAAGATAAATTAAATAGTATAATAAAAACATTCAAAGAATTTTGTATTAGTGATGGATTTACATTGCCAGAGGAAGTAAAATGATAAAATTTAAAGAATTTTTATCAGAAGCAACATTAGATAAAGAAAAATACCTTATTCCATTTTTAAATGACTATCTTGCTGGGAAGGAGTTAAAAATAGGAAAAAATGGTGAAAAATCAATAATTCCTATAACTGATAAGAATATAAACAATTTAATTTTTA